TGATATTGTTGTTGTAGAAAAATATGATCCAGTTCCAAATATAATTCCACCTATGTTTATAGAATCACGTCTATTCGGTTCCAATGTTACAGCAGTACCAATAATTATGTTATTTCTACCTACACTGCCGGCAGTAGAAACACCATCAGTACCCGCATTATGTCCTATTATTGTTGAATAGCTTGCGCTTATGGCAAATCTACCCGCCCTAAGCCCAATAAATGTTGAACCAATTAAATTTCCGCTTGAATTACCAGCATTAAATCCTATAAAATGACTATAAGATGCGCTACTATTTACGCCCACACTTTCACCTATAAAAATAGATCTAAAAGTTCCATCTGCATATTGACCGGCTTGTTTTCCTATAAAAATAGTTGAAATACTAGTTGGTGTGTTTATATTTAATCCCGCTTGTGAACCAAGCATTATGTTATCATTAGGATTAACATTATAAGCCGTACTACCCAATATATTTGAACCATAACTATATAAAGTAGATCCCGTAAGCGCTATCGGATATGATGATGTTAAAGCTGTAATTGCATTTGTAATAGACCCACTAAAAAATGATGCAGTTAATGCATTTGTGGCCCAACTTGCTGTACCTATTAAATTACCATTAAATGATCCAGAAAATGCACCTGAATTTAATAAAAATGAACTACTAGTAGAATTTCCTCTAAATAATTGTAAATTTCCATTATCGTATGATGCCGATACATATGCATTTGGAGTAAATGATGCGGTTTGAACCGATCCGGTTATGCCTTGTTGAATCGTTAATGAACCCGAAATTATTTGCGTACTTCCTACGCTACCGGTTGTAATATAGCTACCAAGTTCTGATTCAAATGCTAATTCTTTCCAATTTCCCGTATTATTCCAATTAGCGCTTGACGTGGTAGCGCCATAAAACGCATAATACTTTTGCGTGCTACTAACAAATATAATAGTGCCTGTTTTTCTTTTTGGTTCAGGTATACTACTGCCAGTTTGAGATAAATTTGTAAGTGTAATAGCATTACCCCGTATATCACTTATATCGGCAATAGGATAATTTGGATTATTGTTTTCTAGTCTATCTGGAAAATATAGTGGCATATTATGAAATAGTTAGTATATCACCAAGTCTAAAAGCCCCTGGCTGTGTTGATTTATATATTTTGTATGTTGTAGATACAGAACTACCATTAGTTATAGTATATGTTCCTATATTTGTAAATGCTGTTCTAACATCGCTCAATCCTTTAGAAATAGTTGTTAAATCAGCATAAGTAGATGGATATATAATGTAAGTATATTTGCTTGTATCAGCATTATCATTTGAGCAAACCGCTGTCCAACTAACCGAGTCTGTTAATTCGGAATCAACCAATTCATTATAAACCGTTTGAGCAGTTGTATTATTCGTTACATCAGTTGTACTAGCTGCTAATACATTTCTGAATTTGAACGCATAGTTTAATACCAAAGGTGTAATGTTTTTAGTATTATCTGGTGTTCTTGCATTAACCGTAAATGTTATGTTACCAACTGTGTTTCGTGATGGTGTTACCGAACCTATTATAGATGTTTTTGTTGCAGATAATGTTCCTATACTATCTGTACGATTAGTACCATTTGTTGCTCCACTCATAGTTACAGATGCGTTGATAGCATATGCGCTATTTGAATCGGTTGTAGAATTTAATTCATATGTATTAAAACTAAAAGATGAGCCAACTTCTCTATCTGTACTTGATATATTAGTTAATCCATTTTTAAGAATTAGATTACTCATCGATGATGAAACATATGGTGCTAGTAAATCTTGCCACAATGTTGTAAAATCTGTTCCTGAGCCAAATGTTTGGCCGGATTCAATACCACCAACTGTTCCAGTGGCTGTTATTCCAGAACCAAGAGCGCCAGATCCTGTTAAATTATTAGCGAATACATTTCCATTAAGAATTATATCTCCATTTATAGATTTATTTAATGGTAATAATGTAATTATAGAAGATCCACTACCTATTTGTACAGCATTTATACCCCCATTTAAGTAAAATTCGCCATCGGCCAAACTTATAACGCTTGAACCACGCCTAATTTCTAAAATACCTGCCATTATTGATTATTGGTTTCATATAAATATAAAAGGAAACCAATTTAATAACAATAGGGTATTAGTCGTTTATTATTTTCTTCTTATTTCCATCCATATCTTTGAATATCTCCTGATACGGTTTTCTTGGTTTGTATTTTACAGAATCCTCTTTTTGTTTAAGAGTTTTAATTCCGAGTGGGTCTCTACCAAGTGGATGGTCATCTTTGCCATATCTTACGGGGTCTTTTGGGCGTCCTACTTTACCTTCCTCTTCCAATTCTTCTTTTATTTTTTGGATTTCTTCTTCTACATTAGTTGGTTGTTCGGGTTGTTGTGCCGGGTCTACACCTTGCGTTTCTATTGATTGAAGTCGGAATGCCTGCTTTGTATCTTCTAATATAGCAAGTGTTTGTTCATCTTGCTCATCTTTTGCCATTCCAAGAATTGCTTCATACATCCATTCTTTTGATAACATTTTAGTTCTTTGCATTGATTCAATCAAAGATATTTTAGATGTATATAGTTCAACCTTCTCTTGTTCATATATTTTAGATGGTAGAGTCAGTTCAAGACTGAAATCGGTTAAACGGTCATCATTTATTCCCTGTGAATATAAGTGAACAATTGCTATTTTTGTTAGCTCAGAAATAATTACCCTTTGTACTCTTTCAATAGTTTTTGCAAAACGAGAATCAAGAGCCGCAAGAGTTGCTTTACCATTTGTATCTTCGGAATATCCTAACCATGCTTTTGGCATTTTAAGTGATGCCATTAATTTGTTTTTAAGGTAATCAATATCCTCAATCATTGTATATTCCATACCTTTTAGTGTATCAATAGCTGTACCATTATCCGAGCCACGAACAGGCATATAATAGTCTTCCATTAAATTTTGGATATTATATTTTAAGTTGTAATCGCCCGTTCTCTCATCAACAAATGGAGTCTTTTTAGAATTATTTATGATTTTTTGCATGTAGTTATCCACTTCGTTTGGTGGTATATTACCTACATCAATTTTGAATATACGCTTTTCTGGTGCTCTAATTATTCTATGAATTAACATAGCATCTTCCATTAGAGATAATTGCTTCCAAATACGACGTCCACCCTCAATCATTGATTTTCCATATGGTAGAAAGTTTGAATCATTATTTAATCTGAAGTGTGCAACCTCAAAATTTTCAAATTCTTTTTTAGAACTCATACCATAAGCTCCCAATGGATTTTGGTATGGAGCATATACAAATTTTACTCTTTGTGGGTTTTCAGGGTCAAAATTTTCTACACGGGTTACTTCATATGGTGAGTATGGAAATACATTAACTATACCAGTATTTTCTGCTATTTCTAATTGTAAAAATAAATCACCATATTTAACAAGATTTCTTGTCCAAGGCCAAAGATTAAATTCTACATTAAGAATATCGTAAAAAAGATTTTCAAGTATTTGTTTTACATTATCATCTGGGTGATGAATTTTTAATACATTACCAAATTCATTTCTTGCGGTAGTTTCATCAGCGTAAATATCCAAAGCAGAACTAATAATTGGGTCCTGATCCATTGAATCGTAATCACGGAAAAGGTCTATACGAACTTGCTGATATGCCAATGAGGAGTCGATTTGACCCGAAGCATAGTTAGTAACCTTTAATTTCATAAACCTGTCTACCAGGTTTGTTGTCATATTTTGATATTCATCGGTATCAATTATCTTCGTACCTTTACTCGTCTTACGGACTATTGTATTGGTTGAAAATAATTTTTGTAACCTACTAAAAAATGTTTTATCTGCCATTTGAAAATTTTAACTACTAATATATGTATAATTTTTGGAATCGCCAAATTACCATTTACGGCAAGACCAATAGCGAGCTTTCCAACGTGGTCCGGGACTATCACAATTATGTCTAGCTCTAAATGATTTACGTCTTTCTGGATTTGATTTTTTAATTCTCATATTAGGGTCACCAAAATTAACCTTAACCACATTACCCTTATCGTTACGAACATACACTTTGAATTTCTTAACATCGCCTTGCATTGGTTTACCTAACTTTACAGTACGTCCCTGATACTCTGCTTCTAACAAACACGGGCAAGTTGCTTCGGAAAGTAATTGATTATACTCTCTCATAAACTTTATAAAATCCTTTTCCTCTTCTATGGTTTCAACATCATATTCATCTATTTCTTCTTCCTCATTCATTTCTCTATATCCCATAGATGTACTTTGATATCGTGGTGGTTCTGCTTCCCAACAATTTCCGTTTTCATCGCAATTTAGTTCTTGCGTTTCTTCTTTTACAGGTACGCAGTTTGGTACTTCTTTACCATTTTTATTTTTTGTTCCTACTTGCTCATATCCTTTCCAACAAGGATTTTCTAATTCTTTTATTATTTCGTTTAGTGTACTTATTTTCATATGTTAAAGGTTTCAATCTATAAATATAAATAAATTAGCGAAGTAACCAAGTTAAATTTTCTTTTTCTTTATTACCTATATCCATTTCATATGGATTTTGTTTCATACTATTTATTGTATATACTCCGTTGTAATTACTTATTTGAGTTGAATTTAACATACTCTTTGTCAAATCAATTCCCTCTTGTTTTAATCGTAATGCTGTGTTTCTTACCCAAAGTCCAATTCCCATAGACATTGTAAGGTCATCGTTATATCCTTTCATAGCTTCTGCTCTTCCACCATTCCAAATAAATGTAAATAGTTCATCTATTAAACGAACAGAACGAATTAGAATATCTTTGTTTTGAATATACGAATCAAGCGATGAGATAATAAGCGGACGTGTTTTTGCAGTAGTTGAAAAACCAGCCACCATTTGCCTTTCTTCTCTATAATATCTATTCGTCATTTGCCTCTCAACATCTATATATTTAAGGTCATTACTCATATAAAATAGGTTTGCATATCCTCTATCTATTACCTGTTGAATACATGCCCAACCCACATTTGCGTTTTCAATTACAAGTAGTGCGTTATTATATTCGGTTGCTAAACTTACTAAAAAATTTCCAAAATCTTTTGTTTCTATTTTCCCACGATATTCTGCTACTTGAGAACAATCTTCAATATCAATTACTTGAGCTGCCGAATAATCTGAACTATCGCCACGCGCAACGTCGGCTACTACCATATATTGACGGTTGTAATTAGGGTGTTCCCATATCCAAAGGTTTCCATCAAATCCACGTTTTTGAATAGGGTCTACTACATATGTATCTTTGTACCACATAAGTAATTGTGGGTCTATTACAGTATCACCAGAACTTACAAAGTCGCAATCACATTCTTGTGCTGCTCCTTTAATTCCTAAAATACGAGTCTGCTCATCTCTCCAATCTTGATTTCTTTCAGGATGAACTGTCCAGTGTAATCTTATATTATGAAATCCGTTTGCTCCACTTTCACCATCTACCCACATTTTATGAAACCAGTTACCGACACCGTTTGGTGTAGATAGGACAATTGCGGCACCACCCGTAGATAGTGTTGATTGTGCTGATAACCATATTTCATCAATATCACGAATAAATGCCGCCTCATCCACAACAAGTAGTGATAGGGCTTCCGAACGTCCGGCATCAGGCGAAGATGCTATTGCTTTACATTGAGAACCATTTTTAAGTTTGAGTGATAGTTTATTATCTTCAACTGAACTATTACCACCATCTCTTAACCAAACTGGTAATAGGTCATGCATAACACGGACTTTCTCAACCAAGTTTTTTGCTACCGTTACTTTTGTTGCAATAACAAGTGCATTAAAGTCCTGATTAAACAACATTTTCCAAAGAATATATCCTGCGGAAAGTGTTGAAAGACCTAACTGGCGAGATTTTAGAATAATGTTAAACCTATTATCTTTGAAATCGGTTAAACATTCCTCTTGAAATGGATATAAATGAAATGGAATTTTACCTCGTGTCGGATGTTGTATAACGCAGTATTTTTTCATAAAGTAAATTGGGTCTTGCCCACATTTACGATACTCTTCTGCTATAATCTCTTTAAGAGTTTTCTTTTGTTGTCCCTGTACTGACATGGTAGTTTATTTTAGTATAAATGCAACTACTCCTAAAATCACAATCAATCCATAATTTGAAAAACCTAAAATTTTGTTTTTCTTTTCAATTTTGTTTGTATAACTTTGTAAAGTTCCAAATTTTTCACGTTCAATCTTAATTATAGAATTAAAGTTTTCTTCTTTTTGCTTATAAGTTCCTATAATGGAGTCTTGAATATATGTTTTGCGAATAGTAGAATCTAATTGCTGTTCTGTTAATTTTAATAATGCTTTTGCCGAATCCCCACTTAATAAATCCTTTGTTATCAATCTTACAATCGGAACCGGAAAACATTTATTTGTTGGGATAGTATCTTTCTGTGAAAAAGCTATCAAGCTGACGAACATCAAAATTGTCAACATTATTGATTTTTTCATGGTATATTTCTTTTATTGTTATTTTTTCATTTTTAATCCTGTCTATACTTTTGTCGATTTCAGTAATTTGAGTATTATATATTACTAATTGACTATCTAATTTATGGTTTATAGTTTCCAAAGAATCTACATGATTGTTTAGTGAATCAATCTTATTATAAGTTTGTTCTGCTAACTTTGAGCTTGGTATTAGTATAAAAAACATACAATACAAAATTATCAATAAGACCCCAATAGTTACTATATCTTTTGCGTACTTCATATTATTTAATTAGTTCTGGGTGATTTAGTTCTATAAATTTTTCTTCAAGCAATCTTATTCTTTCCAATAGTAATTCTATTGCCGTTTGTGCCCCATCAATATCTGTAAGTATATCTTTTTTTACCTGCTCAACATCAATATCCCATTTCCATTGGCTTATTGTGCCATCCTCATTAACCATATCTATTTGAGTTTTGATACCTGCTAATGCTTCTTCGTATTTTACTTTTAGGTCACGAACCGTTGCTAATTTATTTTTACTTATTTTGTAATCTTCATAATAAGGATAAGTACCATCGGCTCTTAACTTTGCTTCATATTCGTTTAAGCAATCTATACAAAATCCGGTTTTAGCACAAAGTTTTTTATCGGTTCTAGTATATTCTATAGTCTTACATTCGGGGTTTGTACAAGTCGTAAGTTTTTTTAGATATTCTCTAACATCATCGAATTGTGTAACGGATGCTACATATCCCTCTTTTTGTTCCCACTCTTTACCATCTTTATCGGTCCATCTATCGCCAACTTTTCTTTTTTCTTTTACTTCACCTTCATATCCAAAAACTCTTTGTGTATTATCCTCTCTACCGAATACGGTATCAATGATAACCTTACGAGATTTGTGCATTCCTTTGGATTTCTCATCCCAATTTTTTCTTTTTGCCATAGTATAAGTTTATAACTGTTTAGTATATATATAGAATTATTCGTAGAAAATTCCAAGTATCTGATTTAGAGGTGCGAATGTGCCTGTAAGTTTATATGTTTTTCCGTTGTAGAAAAATACTAAACCTTCCGATGCTACTATTCTATCTATACCACCTAATTGATTAAGTCTTCCCAATTCGGTTTTTAATTTTTGTATTTGTGTAGCGCTTCCGGCTGTTCTAACCTGATCAGCAGTTGCTACCAATCTTTGCTTCATATTACGAATTGCTTTATCAGGATGTACAGTTAATACAGACCCAACAAATTCAAGAACATCAGCACCAACTCCTAAAAAGATTTCTTCAAATGGTTTTACATTATCTTTTTGTTGTTTTATTACATTTACTTTATCATTATCATCTGCCCACTTTTTTAATTCAGGGTTTGATATGGTGTTAATCTTAAATGATTTATCACCAAATGCCCAACGTCTAACTAAAGCCTCTTTTGTTATTTTATCAACTTTAACCGGTGCTTTAGTATCTATGAAATTTTCCCACCAACTTTGATGATATACTGAAACGGTATCACTATCAGATAAACCAAACTTGCTTTGTAATTTAGATAGTTTAGAAAGATATTTGCCCTTTTTAGAACTTAACTCTTTACTTTTTGGAATTTCAGTTACGGGTGGTCCTTGAATTGTATATTTTGATTGAACATCTGCATTTACTTGCTTAATCATTCCGGCTAAGGTTCTAGCTGCCGTTTGGTCAGCTGCTATTGCTTTACCCGTTTCATCATAGCAAGTCGTATTATGGAATATAAGTAACGATTGACCATACGGAATTACATTTACAGATGTAGGCCATATAACTTCAAGGTTCATAAAACATTTACCATTTTGGAATATTTTTTCTTTTTGTTTTTCGGATAATCCACCGATTGCTACTGTCAAATCACGCATTGCGAAATTGTATGCATCGGTAAGTCCGCCTCTATTTGCGAATTTAGTTGCAACATCTTCTATTCCCATTGCGCTTGCTCCGGCATTTGCAAGATGTCCTTTGTTACGAGCTGCAATCAATCTTCCATTTTTCCAGCTTATTGCCAATGCCTGCCCATCCGTTTTCTCTCTAACTATACCAAGTTCACCATCTAATGCTTTACCAATAATATCTTTAAGGTCGCCAAAAGTTAAATTCATATCATCGAATGGATGCGACATGTGTCCATATGCACCACCTTCCATAATTAGTTGCTTTGTTTCCTCCATATTTTCTTTTATCATATTCGGCGCAGTATAATTGAATATATTAACTTGCGTACCGACTGCTGGGGGCGGTTTATATGCTTGTGGACGTGAATTAAATGGGTACATTTCCCATTTAATTTTTTTATCAATCTCATATTCAATACCTTTAACAGGATGAATCCATCTTTTACCTGGTCCGTTTTCTTCAGAAGGGTTTCTTGATGGCATTACGACACCATTCTTTTTTTGTGGATAATGATCTGATGTGTGGCTGTGTACTGTGAATCCTACTATTTCTGCGTGCGTTTTTGCCCTATCATCAAATCTTTCCCATTTATCCGTATATGGTGAACGAAAACTTTGGTCATTTTGCATACTACCCACTATATAGTTTCCTTCGTTTATAGTACGAAATGTAGTTGCTTGCTTACCATTTATAGTTGGCATTCCATGTTTATCACTACCTATATCCTTTACCGTTACACGTTTGTTTTTGAACTTACCCATTAGAACTTCATCGCCTGGATTTACTGGAACATTTATATCTTCTGCCGTTTCATCATCTACCCAAGGGCCTGCGTTTGGTCCTACCCAACCACCCGCTTCGGAATGTTCATTGAATGGGCTTATTTTCAATTCATCTTCTAATTCTTTAATCTCATCATAATCAAGCTCCATTAGGGCTTTAACTATTTCTTTTGATTTTGCGAATTTGTTACCGGTAACTACATATGCTATTTTTTGTTTTTCTTTTGCACTCCCATCTCTCCAATACTGAAATATATTTTTGAAATGAATATCATTTCTACTCATTTCGTTTATTATTTTGGTTTTTTCAGGGTTTTTGGTGAATTTAGTCGGCTCACCGGTCATTCTAGGTACATTTTTAGTAACATACTTAACGATAATTTGGTTAGCATCATCATCTCCTAAAATTTGGTCCGCTTCGGGAAACTCTAATTGAATATATCCCCCATTATGAAACCAATGGTCTGAAAGATTAACACCATCATTTGCGCCCAATTTTCTTTTTGCGCCTTTTGGTAAATATGCACCATCTGGTCTATCACTATCGGAAACGGATAATCTACTCACCTCTGATATTATTGCTCCTTCTGCGTAAATTTGTTTATTCTTTTTACCATAATCACGAAGTAATATACCGGCAACTGCGTTAGCTTGGTTTTCAACGGGTGAGCCAGTTTTACCGGCCTCAGCTGAGTTTCCTACTAATCCCATTTCATCTTGCTTTCTATGTACTAACTCATGTGCTATTGTACGGCAAATATCAGCAGTCATTCGTTTAGGAACAACAACCACTATATCCTTTGTTTCAGGACTATATCCACCAAGAGATGAATTTTGTTCAGCATATTGTCTTCCTAATAATAATTTTACTTTTGGTTTATTTTTTAGTTTAAGTCTTTCCGTTGAATACTTTACAAAATCTGCTATGTTTTCAACTTTTGATTTTGATATAGCTTCTTCTTTTAATAAATCAGAAGCGTTAGAAGTTGCTTTTAATTTTGGTTCTTCTTTTTTGTATCTTTTTATAGCATCAATTATTTGTTTATCGGATAACTTATAATTTTTAATAGTCTCAATAGTTTTTGCTATATAATTTTGCATAAACTTTTTACTATCAATTTTATCATTTCCGGTTATTTCAAATATACCAGCTGCTCCCAGTGCAATTCCACCAGCAGAGGCTTGTAATCCGCTAGCTCCTAAACTTTCAAACGCGGAATGTTTTACTATATCTTTTGCAAGATAACTGCCAAAATGTCCTCCTCCAAATTTATAAGCAATTTTTGCTCCAGCTCCTTTTAATACACCACCAACTCCAGCGCCTTTAGCTGCTGCGGAAGCTCCACCCATTATACCACCTGTTACTGCGATTGAACCAACTAACAGTGCCGTTTCTTTTGCTAATCCAACTAATCCTTTCTTTTGTTTTTTACTTGCTTCCCAAGATTTTTCAAAAAGCTTTTTTTCTTCGTGTGGTAGTGCACCTGTATCTGAAAATACGGGTTTTTTCTCTGTTTTTGGTCTACCTTTTTTATCCGTATCTTGTACAGGATTTCCCTTATCATCTTTAACCGTATGGCCGTGCTTATCTTTTTTGAAAACCGGCACATCTTCCATAACAGCTTTTCCTTTTGAATCTTTTTTAGCAAAATCAGACCAATGAGCATCTCTACCCTTTTCATCTTTAACAGATCCAATTTTACCAGTTGTAGCTAAAGATTTAACAGCGCTAAAACTATCACCAATCATTTCTTTCTTATGGTGTAACATATGTTTAACTCCGTTTCCAAGTGCTTTAGCTCCGCTTTTTAATTTATCCATCAATCCCTTTCTTTCGGGAGATTTTGGATTATTTAATGAATCAATTGCCTTACTATCTTCGCTACTCAAATTAGACTTTTCTTTATCTAATTGTTGCTTTATATCCGATTCGTGCTTTTCTTGAGGCGTTTGTTCGGCCGCTGATTTTAATTCAGATCCGCTTAATTTATTTGGTTCAGGTTTATTAGCGCCGGCTTCGGGTTCTTTACCACCTTTTTCCGTTTCACCTTTTTCATCGCCTTCTTTACTTTTTTCTCCTTCGGGCTTTTCTTTTTTTGCCGTTGGTTCAGGTTTTTCCTGGCCAATCATTTTTTTAGCTTCTATATGAGCTGGGTGGTCTTTTTTTAATCTTAATGCATCTCTAACTTTTATTTTACCATCACTACCATCGGCTTTTTTATAACTTATTTCCTTATCCATTACAGGATTTTCTGCTTCGCCAAAATAGCTTTCTATAAATTCATTAAATACCTCTTCGGTTACTATATTTGATATAATTTCTGCAATAGGATCGTAAACATATTTTTTATGAGAATCTTCATCATCCTTTTTATGTAACTTTTTACTTAATTTAGATACATCTTTTGGGTCGGGTGCTCCACCTATATATCCTTGAGGCGAAACCAATCCTACAAATGCTCCACCTGGCAATCCTTCTTCAACTTCTTCATCATCGGATTTTTTAACAGGTGATGGACCGAAATCGCCGGCCATACCTGTTCCTCTTAATGCGCCATATTCATTAAGTCCTTTTATCTTTTTTGTTATCATGTCAAATATCTTCTGATTAAATTTTGGATAAGCAACTAAAAAGAATTTCTTAGCTTTTTCAATATCATCACTTCCTAAATTATTACGAACATCTGTACCGCTTATCGGGTTTGGTTCCGGTGGTACTGCATACACATATCCAATTTCGTCATACCCGTACCCCGATTTACCCTTGTACGGCTTAAAGTATTTTCCTTGAAGCCTATCCGAATCCTTCTCACCAACAGCTGCGATATATTGTGTTGTTTGTCCATCGAATTTTTTAAGTATTTCGGTTGGTTGATATGGGTTACGAATTTGTACAAACTTATCATCAGGTATACCAAACATTGTGGTTACAATCTTCTTCTTTTCGGAAAAGTTAAAGGGAGACTTAGTTCCACTTGTATCATTTGAAGTTCCTATATAAACATTGCCAGCACCAAACTTACTTACAAGTTTTTTATAAGATGCATAATGTCCTCTATGAAATGGTTGAAAGCGACCAGAATATACTACTACTGTTTTTGTCACTTTGGGTTTATCTACTTCGTTTAATAAATTCATACTAATAAATATATTTCAGTAATAAATATCTAATCTAAACACAAAAACGGGCATAGTGCTGTCAGTGCTTTTAGTTTTTACAGTTTATTTTATTTTTAACTTACAGTGCTTTAAGTGCTGATCATTGTCGTTGATTAAAAACTCAAACATAAGTAAAATTTTTTGATTTACCAAATTATTAGTTACACGCTGGTAAAATACCTGCTAGAGTTGGGTCAGTAAATCCTGATCGGCCGCATTGGGTTGGCGCATATCCCCAAATACCAGAAATAGTTATAACTTCACTACCAGCTGGCGAAGGATTTGATAGAGTTTCTAATGGATGATTACTCGTATCCTGAGAGCATACTTGAATACCTTCCGGCCCAATTACTCCAACTGGTAAAATTACACCAGGATCGTATGTTTCTCCTTGACAAGCCGATGGATTACTTAAATCATTTGAAATTACGCTAGAATAAGCTACAAGAGCTGAAGAAGGGATAGTTGCCGTTCCCGCATTTCCAACCAATTCAAGTCTATAACTACCAATCCATCCTTGCGGAACATCGTGTGAATAAATAGGAGAAACC